TTTTTGCTGGCGCTGTCGATTTTGTTGACGATAACGACAATCGGCGCGTCGTCGATCATAGACGCGCCTTCGTATGCGATATAGCCTAGAATTTTTGACATGTTACTTTCCTTTAGTTGATTGGATTGAATTGTGGCCACTGGCCGGTTTAAAAGTCAGTGTAAAGCTCCGGCGCGGCGGCGCGCAGTATGTCGCGCACGTTATGCAATAAACCTTTGACAGTTTGACGCTGCGCTAACAGTTCGGCGTATTCAACGTCGTCGCGCTCAATAAAACGCGCGCTTATTTCAACGCCAATCGTTTTATAAATGTCGAATATTTGAGTTTCAAGCTGGTCAAATTGATTTAAGAGCTGGTCATTCATAAGTTACCTTTAGTTGATTGTGGCCAGCTACGCGCTGGCCGGTGCGGTTTAAATAATGAATTCAGGGTGATTAGTTACGCCATGTTCGACGGCCAGCGCCTCAATGGCGCGCTTAGTGTCCTGGCCGCGCGCGGCGCGGTGAATCGCGGACAATGCGCGCGCCAAATAATCGACGCCTAGACCAGCTGCAAAATATTGGATTGTCTTTTTGATTTCGAAATTTTCTGCTTTTGTCATGATGTGTACCTTTCGTTTAGTTGATTGAATTGTGAAAATTAAGCGGCCAGTTTTTGCAGCTCGCGCACGATGTCGTAATAGTCGCCATAAGACATGCCGATGTCATGCGGAAATACGTAGCAGCTAATATCGTAAAAGCGCATGATGTCCGCTTGATTGAATTCCACGCCAGCGGGTAGCATGACGTCGATATGCCGGTCGATATCGACCAAAATAATTTGGCCGGTTTCTAATTGTGTGGCCGCGATGCGCTGGCCGTTGGCGCTGTATTCGCGTTTAGTGTTGAATTTAAGGGTTTTCATTTGTGGACTGCCTTTCGTTGTTGCGGGTTGTAAAGATTTTATTGTAAGGATATTCCTTACGCTTGTCAACAATTATTTTCTAGGGGTTTTCCCTTAAAGTGTACCCGTGTACCCGTGGCGTGGACTATAGGCATGACCCACGAAATGGCCGCGTGAAATATGGGTTTTTGGGCTTTGTGGACTATGTGGACAATAAAATCAAAAAAATTAATTGACCATAAAAACTATTTCATATGGTGAAATGCTACTATTCCCGTCGCGCCGCGCTAAAAAAAAACTGTAGTCCACATTGTCCACATGACCCCCCACTAAAGTATTAATTCATTAAGTTAGTGCCTACTAACCAGGCTATGTAAGCGCGCACTAACATGCGTTAAGTTAGTAAGCGCTCACTTCGCCTGGTTAAGTTAGTGAGCACTCACTTCACTTAAGTTAGTAGACACTAACATATAAATTTGACAAGTTAGTAGACACTAACTTAGCTGCTGTAAGTAAGCGCTTACTAACCAGCTGCTGTAAGTGAGTGCTTGCTAACTTAGGGGGGAGGGGGTAGGGCCGACGGCCTGGGCCCAACGGTGACGGACGGTTCGCAAACAATTTTTATTTTTTAAAATATTGTCCACATGACCCACATGATTTACACTCGCGCACATGACGTTCCACAGCCTTCCATTTGCACCGCGCAAGATCGTTGCGACCGAAGCGCGGTTAAACAAAATCTACGAAGCCGCCAAGTTGGGCTTGAAAGGTGACGCACTGGCGTTGGCCGCAGGCATGTTGCCCACCGAGTACCGGCAACTGTGTGAGCTTGACCCCGTAGCGGACATGGCAGCGCAAAAAGGCAAAGCCGACGGCGAGTTGGAGATGTCCAAGCACTTGCACAAAGCAGCGCAAGAAGGCGACGCCAAAGCGGCGCTGGCCATCCTCCAGCACTCACACGGCTGGGTGGCCAAGCAGTCCATCAGCATCGACGTCGATCAGCGCATCAGCATCATCGGCGCGCTCAAAGCCGCCGAGTCTCGGGTCATTGATGTGATCGCCAACGAACCAAGTCCAACACTGGAACACAAGGTAGAGCAATATGCCACAGCCAACAAATAAGCTCGCGCCTGAAGTTACGGGCATTAACCGATTGCTTGACTTTGTGGTGCAACGCTTGCCAGCGGGCAAATTTCCGACCAGCGCGCGCACGTTGATAGAAACCGCGCAAGGCAACCGCGATCCAATAACGGAAAAGAATTTTTCGCCTGAAGAGTTAGCCATGATTAAACAATTGGTCATGCTCAAAGGCGGCGATGCAGGCGACATCCAATATAAGGATTACTCCACATTAGCAAGAGCAATGTGGGCGCAAGGGCAAACACCTATGACTTTGTCTCCAGGTTTACTGTCTATGGGTGATCCACGCGGCAACATTCAGACTACTTTAGGGCGGTTCAAGTACGCCCGCGACGCTAAGGGCAACTTGGTCGTGCAAGATACGTACGATTTTAACCCGCCGCAAGAAGGCACAATGCAAGAGCAACGCACCGGCGACTACGGCGCGTTGGGGCCATACGGGCTGATCCGCGATTACGCAGGTGAAAAGATACCGCGCGGGTATGGGCGACCAGTAAATATCAACTTAGGGCGTTAATGCAGAGCACCATCTACAGCGCTGAAGACGAACAAGAACTGATGGCCAGGCTATGGAGTCCGGCGGTCAAGGACAACCCGCTGGCGTTTGTAATGTACGTATTTCCGTGGAGCGTCAAGGGCACACCGCTGGAGCACTTCCAAGGGCCACGCAAATGGCAACGCGAGGTGCTGCTGGACGTGGCCGAGCACATCAAACTGAATCAGGGCAAGCTGGACTTCGACGTATTGCAAGAGGCGATCTCGTCTGGCCGTGGTATTGGCAAGTCGGCGCTGGTCAGTTGGCTTGTCATCTGGATGTTGTCCACGCGGATCGGCTCGACGACCATCGTGTCGGCCAACTCTGAGAGCCAACTGCGCTCAATCACCTGGGCCGAAATCACCAAATGGCTGGCGATGGCCATCAACAGCCATTGGTTTGAAGTGTCGGCCACCAGAGTGATGCCCGCCAAGTGGCTGACTGAGCTGGTCGAGCGGGATTTGAAGAAAGGCACCAGGTACTGGGGCGTCGAGGGGCGGCTGTGGTCAGCGGAAAACCCCGACGCGTACGCTGGTGTACACAATTTCGACGGTGTTTTGGTGATTTTTGATGAAGCATCGGGTATTGACGACTCAATTTGGGCGGTGACGGGCGGTTTTTTCACAGAAAACACGCCAAATCGCTTTTGGATGGCGTTTTCCAACCCGCGCCGCAATACGGGGTACTTTTACGAGGCGTTTCACTCAAAACGGGACTTTTGGCGCACAAAAGTGGTGGACGCGCGCACGGTCGAGGGCACCGACAAGGCGGTCTACCAGCGCATCATCGACGAATATGGGCCGGATTCGGCGCAGGCGCACGTTGAGGTGTACGGTCAGTTCCCCAACGCGGGCGACGATCAGTTCATCGGGGCTGACATCGTGGACGACGCCATGAAACGGGCCAAGTATCAGGATCAGTCAGCACCGATCGTGATTGGTGTTGACCCCGCACGGTTCGGAGCAGATGCCACGGTCATCGCGGTGCGGCAGGGTCGAGACATCGTGAAGATCATGCGCCACAGAGGTGACGACACCATGACGGTGGTGGGGCATGTGATCGAAGCGATTGAAGAATTTAAGCCCACGCTGGTGGTGATCGACGAAGGTGGCCTGGGTGCTGGGATTGTGGATCGGTTGAAGGAACAGCGGTACAAGGTCAAGGGCGTGAACTTTGGAAATAAGGCAAAAAACCCGATCATGTACGGCAACATGCGCGCGCAGATGTGGGGCGACATGAGGGACTGGTTGAAATCTGCTAGCATACCCAACGACAGGTTCTTGAAAACGGACTTGATTTCGCCTATGATGAAACCTGATTCACGGGGAACTATTTTTTTGGAAAGCAAAAAGGATATGAAGGCTCGCGGTCTTGCCTCTCCTGACGCTGCTGACGCAATAGCGGTGACGTTTGCTTTTCCTGTGGCTCACCGTGAGTATGTCGAACCTAAACGCCGCGCGGCCAGTTATGGCAACGCAGTCTCTACAGGATGGATGGGCGCATGAAAAAGAACGTGTCTCTATCAGTTGGCCGAGGCGAGAAACTGCCGGTGAGCAAAGGTGCAGGGCTGACCGCCAAAGGGCGCGAGAAGTACAACCGTGAAACGGGTTTTAATTTAAAAGCGCCAGCACCCAACCCTAAGACTGAAGCAGATAAAGGCCGCAAGGCCTCATTTTGTGCAAGAATGGGCGCTGTAGCAGCCAACGCCAAAGATGGCGAACGCGCCAAAGCAGCCCTTAAAAGATGGAAGTGTTGATATGGCTACCAAACTTGGACTCTACGCAAACATTCACGCAAAACGCGAACGTATCAAAGCGGGCTCTGGCGAAAAGATGAACAAGCCTGGTAGCAAGAATGCGCCAACGGCCAAAGATTTCAAAGAGTCAGCTAAAACTGCGAAGAAAAAATAATGCCGCTCGTTAAATCCAAAACGCCCGAAGCCTTCCGCAAAAACGTCAAGGCCGAAGTTGCTGCCGGTAAGCCGGTCAAGCAAGCGGTCGCAATTGCTTACGCTGTCAAACGCGAAGCGGAAAAGAAGAAAAAATAATGGCAGATTACACAGGCATCGCCGCAGCAGGTGCTGTGGCCAACGGCGGCAACAAAAAGACCGAATCCAGCATTCTGTCCACTGCCCGCACTCGCCTCAACATGGCGATCGCCGCGTTATCTGAGAGTCGTGAAGATGAAATTGACGACTTGAAGTTTTACGCGGGTTCACCTGACAACCATTGGCAGTGGCCTGCCGACGTGTTGGCTACCCGAGGTGCCGTGCAAGGGCAGACGATCAACGCCAGGCCATGTCTGACAATCAACAAACTGCCACAGCACGTAAGGCAAGTGACCAATGACCAAAGGCAGAACCGCCCAAGTGGCAAGGTTATTCCAGCCAATGACGACGCCGACATCGAAGTTGCAGAAGTCTTCAACGGCATGGTCAGACACATCGAATACATCAGCGATGCTGACGTCGCGTACGATACAGCGTGTGAAAACCAAGTCTCCTACGGCGAAGGTTACATCCGCATTCTGACTGAATATTGCGATGACAACACATTCGACCAAGACATCAAGATTGGCCGCATTCGCAATTCGTTCAGCGTCTACATGGATCCAACCATCCAAGACCCGACTGGCGCGGATCAAAAATGGTGTTTGATTACGGAAGACATTCCCAAAGACGAATACGCCCGCAAGTACCCCGATTCAGCGCCCATCACCACCTTGCAGTCGTTGGGTGTGGGGGATCAGAATTTGAGCCAGTGGTTGACTGAAGACACTGTGCGCGTGGCTGACTACTACTACCTTGACTACACCAAAGAAAAGCTGAACTTGTACCCAGGGAACGTGACCGCGTTTGAAGGCACCCTAGAGGACAAACAACTGAAAGAAATTTATGGCAAGCCTAAAAAATCTCGTGAATCTGATCGTGTCCAAGTTAAATACTGCAAGATTAACGGCTACGAAATTCTTGAAGAACGCGATTGGGCGGGGAAATACATCCCCGTAGTCCGCATTGTCGGCAATGAGTTTGAAGTCGATGGCCGCTTGTACGTGTCTGGCCTTGTGCGTAACGCCAAGGACGCCCAGCGCATGTACAACTACTGGGTAAGCCAAGAAGCAGAGATGCTGGCCTTGGCACCGAAAGCACCGTTTATTGGCTACGGTGGTCAATTTGAAGGTTATGAGAACCAGTGGAAGACCGCAAATACGACGAACTGGCCGTATTTGGAGGTCAATCCAGACGTCACCGACGGCCAAGGCGCGGTGTTGCCGTTGCCTGCACGGGCGCAACCACCGATGGCCTCCAGCGGTCTGTTGCAGGCCAAAGCCGGTGCATCTGAGGACATCAAAGCGTCTACCGGCCAATACAACGCATCTTTGGGCATGACATCCAACGAGCGCAGCGGCAAAGCCATTTTGGCTCGCCAGCGCGAAGGTGATGTGGGCACTTACCACTACGGCGACAACTTGGCCCGTGGTGTACGACACATCGTGCGTCAATTGGTGGACTTGATTCCCAAGATTTACGACACACAGCGCGTGGCCCGCATCATTGGCTTGGATGGTGAAACCAAGATGGTCAAGTTAAACCCTGACCAACCTGAAGCAGTTCGCAAGATCACCGACCCGAACAACCCAGACATCGTAATTGACAAAATCTACAACCCCAACGTCGGCAAGTACGACGTGGTTGTTGCCACCGGCCCAGGCTACGCGACCAAGCGCCAAGAAGCCTTGGAAGCAATGGCTCAACTGTTGCAAGGCAACCCACAACTGTGGGCTGTCGCCGGTGACCTGTTCGTCAAAAACATGGACTGGCCAGGCGCGCAAGAGATGGCCAAGCGGTTTGCCAAGACCATCGATCCCAAGCTCATGGAAGACGGCGACAAGCCGCCAGAGTTGCAAGCAGCAGAACAACAAATGCAAGCAATGGGCCAAGAGCTTGACCAACTGCATGAGATGCTTAAAAACGTCGGCAAGTCGATTGAAGCGCAAGAAATGCAACGCAAAGATTTTGAAGCCGAAGTTAAACTGTACGAAGCTGAAACTAAACGGATTGCTGCGGTGCAAGCAGGCATGACTGAGCAACAAATTCAAGATATTGCCATGGGCGTGGTCGCTGCGGCGATGGAGTCGCAAAACATGA